GATCGACCTCTCTGCTGCAATGCTTGGATAGATGATTGTAGACGGCTCGACGGTCGGCGTCCGGGATGTCCGTTCCGGCTTGCATAAGACGCGCCATCGCCGCGCTAACTCCGGCCCAGACAGCCGGGCCGATTCCTGTCTTGCTCGGTTGGTGGTGTGGAAGTTTCAGGTCTCCGAATGACTCAGGAGGCATGTTGACGGCGTAGGCATAATGGCCGGCGATGCGTCGCTTGTCAGCGTCGCTCTGCTCTTCGAGCATGCCTTCGCACATATCACTCAAGCCGGGCTTACTCCACGATGCGCCCTCATCCGTCGTGCCGGTGTCGCGGTATGGGACGGCCATCTTGCTCGCGACTGTCGCATCGTTCATACCCCAGTTTACATCTGAGGTATCCCACAGCCTGACCTCTCGGAGATTGCGAATCTGCGCATCCTTTTCCGCATCGCCCTCGAAGTCGTAGCGCACCGGGTCGTATCCGAAAGACATCTCACTCACAGCGCCGGCCAGGATGCCTGCTAGAACCTCACTGCCGCGCGGCGTGTCGAGGTATTCGCGTTGCACCAAGAGCGCTCCGGTAACGTCGGGGTACTGCTTTTTCAGGTCATCGGGGAGGTCTGCCTTGCCAACTTCTCGCAAATCGCGGATCGCGGCGATGGGCGGCTGATTGCCTTCATGTTGCCATAGGTGACGGACGCGGCCGGTGCGTTCCTTGAGCGTATTCTTGAAAGCGCCGGCCCAGGTGCGGTCGTTTCCGTCATCGACATTGCCGAAGATGGACGCGAACCCGGTAACGATCCGTCCCTCGACTTGCTTGGTGTGCTGCGGGGTTGACTTGAATTCCATTGCGCGCCTCTCAAAACAAAGCGCGCACGACTCCCCCTTTACGGGAGTGTGCGCGTCGTAACGCTGGAGATTCGATTAAGAATTTACCGGACTATCCCGGCTTTCCGTCCTTCCCAGATGCTGAACTTTTCCCCGTCATACACTATGATGAGTGTAAACGGTTTTCCAACTTGCGTCAAGCGGTCAATATGACGGGCTATCTCGTCTGATAACCTGGGCGGCACATACGCCACCACGACGGGAAGGGTTGCCGTTTGCGAATCATTACAGCGTGTCACCGATTCAGCCACCGTTTTACCGCCGCCTTGAAGATTGCCCGAATCTCGCCGCGCTTCGCCTTCAAGTCCTGAATGAGCGTTTTCCACGTCCCGCTATGGTAGCGCGCCTGTGGGCCGGCCCCTCCCGCTGCCTTATGACCCTTGACCCACGGCGCGTAAACCGTTCCACTGCCGATGGTGCCGACCACATCGTTGCCCGTAACGCTGATGGTCGTATTGAATGACGTTTCCAATCGATGGGTGCGGCGATACGGCACAAGGCCGCGCCTGACCAACATCATCACGTAGCGGCGCTGCTTCTCGCTAACGAACGTCATCTTGCGCCGCGATGGGGCAGGGTATCGTTTCGCCTCAATCTCTACCAGCTTGCCGGAGTCGCGCACGGCTTTGACCAACTCATCGGTGAGAGATTCGTCCATGCGCTTGAGCTTGGCTCGCAGCTCATTGATTCCCCGGATTTCTATGCTTACGTTCGTCATCACATACTCACCACGATGTAGGCATCATCATCCTGATCTATCTCAGACGCGCTCTTGAACTCAATCGCAGCATCCGGGCTTGACAATGCGACAATGATAATCGCCTTCTCGTGCCGTCTATCTGAGGCCAGAATCGATAAAGCGAGTGGAGATAAGAGATTATGGATCATCACACTATCCAGCACCGGCAATTGCTGACACACTCGAACTCGCCCGGCATCCGATCTCCGGTCGCGTCAAGATAGTCTTGCATCGAATCATAGACCGTGCCGGCCACGCTCTGATACTCAGGGCATTCGTTGCAATGCTTCGCCAATGGATCGAGATAGGCCGTCACCTTGCCCTCAGCCCTCAGCGCGTAGGCATGGTGATACAGCGTCCACCATGCACCAGCATACAGGCCAACTCGCGCGTCAAATGCGTCGAGCGATTCTCCCAGGTCTGGCAAGTCGGCCTCCGCGATTCCGGTCTCAATGCGCTCTCGTAGAGCAGGGATAAGGCTGCTCTCAAGAAAATCGTCATTGGCGGCGACAGCATCATCGAGCAATTCCTGCGCTTCGTCCGTCAACTCGCCCGCCCCGGCCTCTGCCGCTTCCGTCAATCTGCGCCGGCCCTCATCCCTTAGCCGGGTCAACAGCAGGGCGAGCGCGGCTGCTATCATCTCCTCCCGTTCGTCTTCGTCAGCCCCAGCCAAATCTGTGATTAACTCATCGGCCCAGCGCGAGTAAATATCCACCAACTCGCGCTGATAGACATCGACGCCGCCCAGAACGCGCGGTCGGCGCGCCGCCTTGACGCCGTAGTGAATCAGGACGCGCGCCATCTGCCGGACGGACGCACGCAGGTCAGCTATCGCCATGCCCGTTGCGCTCCATCAGCGCGATGGCCTTGTTCAATGATTCGGTCGCGGCGATGATGGCATTGCCGTGTCCGTTGCGCCTGCCGACACGGAAGGCACGTTGCCAGTTCAACCACATGCGCTTGCCAATTTCCGCCTCGCCCATTTCCTCACCCTCTTCGCCATCGGCGGCAGGCTCAGGCATTGGCTTTGCAATCGGCTCCATGCCGACCAACGCGCGCGCCTCGTCCTTCGTGATAAGCGAATCACCGGGAAGCGGATTGAACAGCGCCGCGACGGCCTGCGCCTGTTCGAGTTGCACGGATTGCATGATCTCAAGCAACCACGGCTGAATCTCCATCGTCATCCCCTGACGGCGGAGGTATTGTGCATTGATGGTTTCCTCAAGGAATTCGGCTTTGGGGATGACGGTATTAGACACGAAGCCGAACCACTCACTCGATGCGGTTGCGAAGTTGGCAGCCTTGCCGTCCAGGACGGTCGGAGGAATATCCATGCCAACCGCAACATCGTCGCGCGCCTCGGCTACCAATTCCGGCATGCGCGCGTCGCGTATGGTCTGACCGACGTTCTCTACATTGACCGCGCCGCGAACACCGAGCACGCGGAACACGTTACGCATGCCGGTCGCCATGCGTCTGAAAAACCCCTCCACGCGCTTAACTTCATCATCATTCGTTGTCGCCGGTAGGACAATCAGTGATGTGCTGACCATGCCGCCAGCGTAAAACTTGGAGGCGACGCGGTTAGCGGCAAACAGCAGGCCAGCCGCCTCTCGAACGCAATCGACCGGGGACGGGTCACACTCTGTTTCAGATTCATCGCTAGGAATGTGAAAATACACAACCTCATCGAGGCCGAAGTCGCGCGACCCGGTAGAGAACTGAATGCGAAAGCCGACGAGACCGCGTTCGTTATCGACGATGGGCTTTACACTTTTGGCCGGAATGAAGCGCGGCGTGATATTCTTGCCGACCCGGTTTCCTTCGAGGAGCCAGTAGGCTTTGCTGTACTTTTCGAGCGATTTCTGAGTGACGAACAGCAGGCGCTCGGTGATAGGTATAGATTCTGTAACGTCCTGGCTGCCGCTCCATATGACGAACGGGACGTGAGATACAGAGCGCGCAATCAGGTTTACAGCCCGGCGCACCCACGGTACCTGTCGATATGCCTGATCGCCAGTGAGCAGCGCGCCCGTTACCTCATCGTGTGGGCCGGTGATGAATTCGTGAAATGCGTCGAGGCGAACGGAACCGCCGAAGCCGGCCTTGCCCGCCATGTTGCCGAATGCGGATACTACGTTGACGGTGTAACGCTGGTCAGCCATCACCACTCGCCCTCAAAGGCAATCAATGGGTGCGATTCTTGAGCGCCGCTCCAGGCCAGGGCAAGCGCCATCACGGTATCGTCGTGCATACCGGACGGTGACCCGTAACGCAGCATACCGGAGGGCAATCGCTCAGATTGATAGGCTTGCAATTCTGTGATGAGCGTCCGATCATTCAGGATTGTCAACTCTCCACGCTCGAAGGCCAATGCCAGCCCATCTATGATTTGTGCCTTCGTCGCGTTAGTCGTAGTGAATGGCTGAATCCGCATGCCATCGCGCTGTAGCTGCTCAATAATGGGATCGCCCATCGCATTGCGCTCCGCAATGATAATGCGGGGGCGAAAGCGTGCTGCGATGCCGGCCAACCGGCCGCGTTGCAGGACATAGTCGATTCGATTGAAGCGGTCAAGCATAGCCATCGTTTTTGTCGTCAGGTCGATGACGGTGATAGCGGTATAATCCTCGTGCTTGCCCCAGTCAACACCGACGATGTACTCATGTCCCTCTACGGCCTCGCGCTGTTCCTTTGCCGTGGCCGACTCTGCAACACGCCGAAACACGCCGCCCGCATCATCGATGAATTGCGCTTCGATTTCTTGGAGGTAAACGCGCTCAGGCAAAGAGGCGCGCTGTGCCTCTATTTCGTCGGGCGGGATGTATGGATTGGCTGATGTCGGGAAACGCCATGCCCTCATGTCGGGCGAGTTGAACATGCGCCAGAACCAGTTACGGCCCTTCGGGGTTCCGATCAGCATTGCGCCGCCATTGCGATCAGCCAGGGTAGGACGCAATGCCTCTGTCCAGGCCTGCTCCAAAATGAGCGGGCATTCATCCAGGATGACGTAATCCAGGCCCGCGCCTCGTAAAGAGTCGGGGTTGTCGGCGCTGCGAACCGTTATCGTTCCGCTTGTGGGAAGCGCGATGTATCTATCCACCTCGTTTTTGTCTATCTGAACGTTGGTCAGCACGTTTTTTAAGTCCCTCCACACAACCGTGCTCATGCGATAGGACGGCGATACCCACCACACATGACCGCCCCGGATAGCCAACTCAATCAGAGTCACCATTCCGAGAGTTGTCTTGCCCCAGCGACGCCCACAGGCCAACACTTTGAATCGGTATTGGCTGTTCATCACTTCCGCCTGCGTTTCGTGAAGCTCGGGCAGGAGAATTCTTCGGCCGGACATACTCAATGATGATGCGGTTGTCGCTTTCTGTGCGCTCGATGCGGTTGGTGCGGGTCTTTTCGTACCAGACGATAGCGCCGAGGTTGCCACGTTTGCATAGCTCCATGAGCTTATTGGCGACGATTTGCGCGCCTCTTGCCCTGCCGTTTTTTAGTGCTGCCGCAAAACCCGCACTATCGCGCTTCCGACGTTCAAGCGTATCTGTGCTGATTCCCAGGCAGCGCGCAATTTCGCCTTGCGTTAGCCCTAATCCGGCTAGCTCCTCAATCTTCTTAACGTCAACGGGAATGGCCCTGCGTCCCATGCCTCAGCGTTTCCTCATATCGCCGGTTCCACGACCCACATCTCTGAAAATGTGAGGTCATAATTAGTGTACGCCGCCTTGAATTGTACTTCAAACACGCCTGCCGTCGCAACATCAGCGGCCGCATATGTCCACGAAAAGATGCCGGATGCGGCCGTGACGATAGCGAGCGTTCCGGCGATTGATGCAGCGACCTTCGTTTGCGCATTCATTATGCGTCCAGAGAGGGTCGCGCCGGTGAGGTCTTGCGCCGTGTCGTCCGTCCGTGTCCAGGTGATTTGTTGCGCCGTGTTGCGAGCGCCGACGATAGCGGGGGCGAGTGCCATTAGATACCCTTTGTGCCACCTGATGATGGCGGCGATCCTACTGCGGACATGCTCTCAATCTCTCCCGATGGAGAGCTGCCCCTGACTGTCCCTGATGCGCTGGGCGATGATACTGCGGCTGCGACGGTTTGAGTTATGGGTAAAGAGCCGGCGCCCAGCGCAAACGGGTCAAACAGACCGCCGAAGTTCGTTATCTGCCTTCCGCGAGGCGCTGCCACGTCATGCCCCGCTGCGCGTCGGCCTCGTCCTCCAAGTCAAACGACGCAGCCAATCACGAACGGCACGCCCGCTCCGCATATTCCACTTGCCCGGACGATCACGATAGCCGGGCATTGTTGGCACTCCCTGCATGCGAACCATCACGGGTTGGCCGACGGCAGGCGCGGCCGCGCCGTGGTCGGTTCCTATGAAGGTTTCGCCCATGAAACCGATATACCGACCCCGCGCCGCCATTACGCTGCCCCGGTCAGTTCATCAATTGGATTGAGCGTCGCATCCGTGGTGACAGTCTGCGACGCGTGGACAGTCGTGCCATTGCTCCGATATATTTCCAGGGTTCCGGCATTGTCGCGGATACGGTGGACGGCCTTCATAACGGCCGCTCCGAGCGACTTGACCGGAGCGGACGCTTCCCAGTTCGACGATGCGCGGGTCATGATTCCGTCTGAAATTTCATTGACCGCATCAGCGGCCAGCTCAGACGCCCCGATAGCGTCGGCGGCAATGGCTGAGGCGTCGATGGCGCCCGCATTGAACGCGCCGGACGTGATGACGGCGGCGGCAAACGCTCCGACGAAGGCATCGACTCGGCCGGATTGAAGGGCATTGACGGCCGTTCCGAGCCACAGAGCCACGTCAGATCGGCCAGCGGGCAAAATTTCGTAGGTCTGCGTCGCCACAGCCTGGGTCGTTGCGGGTGAAAATGTGATGGTATCTGTGGCCGGGTCGAAGGCCGTGATGAGCCGACACTGATTGGCGATGTTACCACTCGTGAAGAGTATCCATGCGCCCTTCCAGTAGTCCGTGTCGGCCTCCGTGCGGGCCGCATCGACCATCGTCGTCGTGCTGCCGCTATCGGACGTGCCGCTGACGAGTGAGCGGATTTCCGTCACTGCGTCGGAGGCCAGGGCGTCAGCGTCTATTGCGCCTGTAGCGATAGCGGCTGAATCAATGGCGCCGGCCGCGAATGTTGCAGCATCAATCGCACCGTTGGCGACAGCGGCCGCATCTATTGCGCCTGCGGCGAATGTGGCGGCGGTGATAGCGCCGTCGGCCATCGCGTCGGCGTCGATGGCGTCCGTGGCGATTGCGGCGGCGGTGATGGCCCCGGCCTGAAACGATCCGACCTCGACTCCGCCCGAAGCGTCAACGTCCATACTGCGGCCGGATGTGGTTGGATAGGCCAAGTCGACAAGTTGTCGCGCGGCTGTATACATGACATTGACAGCCGTCTTTGCTCCGGCCGTTCCGGTCTTGGTGATGGTCGCAACGATGTCGGCATTCATTTCGGTCGATGTCAGCACGAGAGAATAAATGCCAGAGGATGTCGCCAGCTCGCCCGCTTCATTGGTGCCATCGGTGAATGTTCCGCCGTCCTTGCTCACCTCTGAATCGAGCGAAGCCGCGCCAGTCACGAGATCGCCATCGGCATCATAGATGGGAAATGTTACGGTGAAAGCTGCATTCTTTTTCGGCGGCCAGTCAGCCATAGTCTTATCCTCTGAATCCTAGCCGGGCGAGAAGCTTGTCCCACCGGCTTAATGATGATTGTAACTTTTTTTCTTCTGGAACGCGAATTTGCATAAGCCAATCCTCGTCGGGCATCTCTTCGATGCTAACGATAAGAGACGGCCTGATGTTCGTAACCGTCACGCC